GACAGCATCGACTTTACGGAAAAGGAAATCGATGACGATGCCCTTTTCGATGAGGAGTACGAAAACGCCTGCGAATTCGAATGGGAGTGCCAGACCGGACGGTAACCCAAAACCCACAACACAAGACCAAAGCCCCGGAAGGGGCTGCGGCTCGTACAGCCGCTGTGTTGCCCTGTCCGGCGTAGTTTTGTTTCCTCCGAGTGGTTTTCCCTTTCCCACAAATGCCCCACACAGGGCAACGTGGGGCTTGCTTTTTTGGTTGGTATCATACACAATTTTCTGCTTTCATCTTTGTGCAGAATATGCTGGAAATTTCGTTGACTTCCCCTTTGTTTTATGGTAATATACATCATGCCGAAAGGCACAGAAAACAACGAAAGCAGGAGGAAAAAACAATGTGGACAGAAGGAACGATTCGGGTTGGAGCAAGCGTATTTCACTACTGGGTGAAACACTATGAGGAGCCTTCCATTTACGGCTACGAGGAAGGCAGAGCCTCAAAAATCTCCCTGCGGCGGAATGGCAAAACGGTGTTCAATTTCGACCGGGGCATGGATATTCCGCCGGAAGATGCGGAAACCGAAACTGCACTGGCGATCCTGCTGAAACAGTACAACTGATTCTTCCAAAACCAAATCTCATAAACCGGAGCCGAAAGGCTCTGGTGGTCGTACCGGAAAAATTTCTATTGGTGTATCTTACACAAGAAAACGACGAAATTTTTACGTTTTTTCTGTCTGTTTCGCCGCTTGCTATCCTTGCTTTTGTATGGTAACATGGTTACAATGGGAATAGAATCTCAATTATAAAACAGCCCACCGGGGCATAAAAATAAATGATACAGACTTGCTTTTTGGCAGGTCTTTTTTGTTGAACGGAGGTGAATACAATGGCTCGATTCAAACCGACACGCTTTATGGCGGAAGATTCCAAGTACAATAAAAAATCGGCAGATTATGCCGTTTCCTTTATCGAATGCCTTAGTCATACCAAAGGCACGTGGGCAGGGAAGAAATTTGAACTGCTGGACTGGCAGGAACAAATTATCCGTGACCTGTTTGGTGTTCTGAAACCGAACGGCTATCGGCAATTCAACACGGCTTACATTGAGATTCCGAAGAAAAATGGCAAATCAGAGCTTGCTGCTGCCGTTGCTCTGCTATTAACTTGCGGTGACGGTGAAGAACGTGCCGAAGTTTACGGTTGTGCTGCCGACCGCCAACAGGCTGCCATAGTGTTTGATGTGGCTGCCGACATGGTGCGAATGTGCCCTGCCCTTTCCAAACGAGTAAAAATTCTGACCTCACAGAAACGTATCGTGTATATTCCGACTAACAGCTTTTATCAGGTGCTTTCAGCTGAGGCTTACTCAAAGCATGGATTCAACATTCACGGAGTTGTCTTTGATGAATTGCATACACAGCCTAACAGAAAGCTGTTTGACGTAATGACAAAGGGTTCCGGCGATGCGAGAATGCAGCCTCTATATTTTCTCATCACCACAGCCGGAACGGATACCAACAGCATCTGCTATGAAGTCCACCAGAAAGCAAAGGATATTCTGGAAGGCAGAAAACATGACCCGACTTTTTATCCTGTCATTTATGGTGCAGATGAATCGGAGGACTGGACAGATCCGAAGGTCTGGAAGAAGGCAAATCCGTCACTGGATAAGACTATCGGTATGGATAAGGTAGTGTCTGCGTGTAACTCTGCAAAGGAAACACCGGGAGAAGAAAACGCTTTCCGACAGTTGCGACTAAACCAATGGGTAAAACAAGCTGTCCGCTGGATGCCGATGGAAAAATGGGATAAATGCAAGATTGCTTTTGATGAAGAGATGCTTGCAGGTCGTATTTGTTATGGTGGACTTGATCTTTCCTCTACTACAGATATAACAGCATTTGTTCTGGTGTTTCCGCCTACAGAAGACGATGAACATTATTACATTTTACCTTACTTCTGGTTGCCGGAAGAAACGTTGCCACTCCGAGTAAGACGTGACCACGTTCCATACGATGTGTGGGAACGGCAAGGCTATCTGAAAACTACCGAAGGCAACGTTGTTCACTATGGCTTTATCGAAAATTTCATTGATGAACTGGGGCAGAAGTTTCACATCAAAGAGATTGCTTTTGATAGGTGGGGTGCGGTGCAGATGTCGCAGAATCTTGAGGGGTTAGGTTTTACGATGGTACAATTTGGACAAGGATATAAAGATATGTCACCACCGACCAAGGAACTGATGAAACTGACTCTGGAACAGACCCTTGCCCACAACGGACACCCTGTTCTTCGTTGGATGATGGATAACATTTTCATCAGGCGTGACCCTGCCGGAAACATCAAGCCGGACAAAGAAAAATCCACAGAGAAAATTGACGGTGCGGTTGCCATGATCATGGCTCTTGACCGTGCAATCCGCTGTGGATGTGTGTCTGATGAGTCTGTTTATGATTCAAGAGAAATGCTGATCATATAAGAAGGAGTGTGATTTTATGGGAATTTTTAAAGGACTTTTTCGTTCAAGAGATAAGCCGACCAACAGCTATGACAGCCCCAGCTACAGCTATTTCTTCGGACGAACGAACAGTGGTAAGCGTGTCAATGACCGCACTGCCATGCAGCACACAGTGGTTTATGCCTGCGTGAGGGTTCTGTCCGAGGCTATTGCACAGCTGCCGCTTCATGTGTACAAATACACCGAAAATGGAAAAGAGCGAGTGCCGCAGCATCCGCTTTACTTTTTGCTCCACGATCAGCCAAATCCGGAAATGACATCATTCGTTTTCCGAGAAACCTTAATGTCCCATCTGCTGATCTACGGCAATGCCTATGCACAGATCATCCGAAACGGCAGAGGTGATGTTATTGGGCTGTATCCATTGATGCCCGACAAGATGAAGGTTGACCGTGATGAGAAAAACCGCTTGATATATATTTACAGCCGTTATGATGAAGCCAACCCAAACTTGAAACAGCAGGGCGATATTGTTCTGCAGGCAGAAGATGTGCTGCATATTCTCGGACTTGGCTTTGACGGCTTGGTGGGATATTCGCCGATTGCACTTGCGAAAAATGCGATCGGCATTTCTCTTGCCTGTGAAGACTATGGTTCTACCTTTTTCGCAAACGGAGCCAGTCCATCTGGTGTATTAGAACACCCCGGAGTAATCAAAAATCCGGAACGTGTGCGTGATGCCTGGCAGAGAGCCTATGGCGGAAGAAACGCCCACAAGGTCGCAGTTTTAGAGGAGGGCATGAAGTTTACTCCTATTGCTATTCCAAATAATGAAGCACAGTTTCTGGAAACCAGAAAGTTTCAGGTAGAGGAAATTGCACGACTGTATCGAGTACCACTCCACATGATCGGCGACTTAGACCATGCCACATTTTCTAATGTGGAACATCTGTCATTGGATTTCGTGAAATACAGTCTTGACCCTTGGATCGTTCGCTGGGAACAGGGACTACAAAAGGCATTGCTTTCCGATTCAGAGAAAGGCAAATACTTCATCAAGTTCAATGTTGAGGGACTTTTGCGTGGTGATTACGCTTCCAGAATGCAGGGCTATGCGACTGCCCGACAGAATGGCTGGATGTCTGCCAATGACATTCGGGAACTGGAGGATATGAATATGATTCCTGACGAAGAAGGCGGAAATCTCTATCTTGTAAATGGTTCATTTACAAAACTCGCAGATGCAGGGGCATTTGCAAAGGAAAATGAAAAGGAGGATATGACCCATGAAGAATAACCGTTTTTGGAACTGGGTACGCAACGAAGAAACCGGTGCATCGGAGATGTATTTGTACGGTGCCATTGCGGAGAGTACCTGGTTTGAAGACGATGTCACCCCTGCTATGTTTCGCTCGGAACTGCAAAAACACAGCGGTGATGTGACCGTCTTTATCAACTCGCCGGGCGGCGATGTGTTCGCTGCTAGTCAGATCTATACCATGCTCCGAAATCATTCGGGCAAGGTTACCGTCAAGATCGATGGCATTGCCGCTTCTGCGGCTTCTGTGGTGGCGATGGCTGGAGAAGAAACATTGATCTCACCGACCGGAATGCTGATGTGCCACAATCCGATGACCTGTGCCATGGGCAACAAGGCAGATATGGAGAAAGCCATCGCACTTCTGGACGAAGTCAAGGAATCCATTATCAATGCCTATGCAGAAAAATCGCATCTCAGCCGCAATAAGATTGCAAGGCTGATGGATGAAGAAACGTGGATGAATGCAGAAAAAGCATTGCAGCTGGGTTTTGTAGACGGCATTCTCTTTTCTAAAAAGAATCCGTTTGTTCCAGAAGAACCAGAAAAAACAGATCCAGATGAAGAAGAAACAAAGGAATCTCCGGAAGAAGAGACGGATGAGAAAAAGAAAGAAAGCACAGCATCCATGCTGTACACACCATCTAAAACGCTGGATTCTTTTCTGCAGAAGATTTCTGCGACTGCATCCAAAGGCACGCCGATCAACCAATTGGACAAGCGGCTGGCACTTTTGAAAGATTAAATTACAGGAGGACTGATACTA